TCAAGCAGGGTCTCTTCGTAAAGGCGGGATTCTAGTGCGAGGCGAGTGCCAGCAGCTTCGCGGCGTCCGACAAACTCTCGTGCCGTCTGCCGCCCATCTCCACCAAGACCGGCAATGCCGTCTTCGGTGATACCAGTGCCCATCTGCGCGAAGTCGCGGACCTGATTAATCTTGGCGTCCGCCATCGTGAGCGCGTTAAGGTTCGGCTGCAGGGGGGCGATGACCGCGTTGGGGTTACCATCAACGGGGAAGAACCGTCCCGGGCGCATAATCATGTTGCGGGTGTTGAGATTGGCCTCACGGTTGTAGAACCAGACCGGGTCGATAATTAGTTCGGCCGCGTCTAGGGACTGGTTGAGGAACCGGTTGCCCGTGATTTGAAGCTTCTCGATTACTTCGGCCTTGCCAGCGGCGTAGAAGTAGTGCGGGTCTGGCATGGGGCTGAACTGGAGGAACGGAAGCTGCCCGTGCCAGAATGGGTTCGGCCGGTTGCGAAGCAGGTAGCGGCGGTTGGCCACGGTGATGACGCGGGATAGGACGCCGTCCGAAGCGAGTTCGCTAGGGATGGTGCCCCACATCTCTAGGATTTCGATGGGCGTGTTGTACTTGTCCATCCAGCGCACCGTGTCCTCGTCCATTGAGAGGCGGGATGAGAAGCGGCGGATGATGGCCGGGTCTTGGAGGCGAGAGCCGGTGGCCCCTTCTCGTTCGAGGCGGTTCAACTCGGCCTTGTCGAAGATGCCTGCAGCGGACATAGCACGGATGTCGTCGATGTCAAGGTAGTAGCGCTTGACCACCCACTTCATGTTCTCGATGCGCTTAACACCGGGCTGCGGAAAGAAGTCGAGCAGGTCGATGTTCTCGGCGGTCGGCCCGTCGAAGGTAACGATGTTGCCCTTCTTGATGGTCTTGACGACCTGATTGGTTAGGGGCATGTGCTCAATGGCTTCGAGGATGCGCATCTCTTCCTTGCGGTTCCAGCCGATTTGCTCGACGGCAACACCGTAAAGGTCAGCCATTAGGAGGAGGTCAACCTGCTTTTGGAAGAGGTCGTCGTCCTTCATCTGCGCTGAGACCAGCGCTTCGTGCTTGCGGGCGATAGCTCCATCGGTGGCGTTGTAGCCAAGGAAGCTGACGACCGGCCATTCGGAGAGGGAGGTCGCGGCCTTGCGGGCAGCGTCCGCCCAGATGGCAGATGAGATGAGCGGGATGTGTACGTTGTTCTTATGAGGATGGTAGGTGCCAGACCAAGTTCCACGCCATAGGTCGTAAAGACGAGGTAGACGGGAACGGATGCCGGAGAAATACGATTCTGAAAGTTGCATCCGCGAGGAAACGATATCAATAACTTGGTCTCGCTTGTTCTCGGCACCTACTGCGGGTTCAAAACGCCCCCGGAGTGTGGGGACGTTAGAGGAAATTAGTTGCATTCAGTTTGTCCCTCCCCCGGTGGGTTAGCTAGCCAGTCAGGAAGCGTCATGGTTAGGAAGCCTTTGTCGGGGCGGATGATGCCATTATGTTCACGAATGAACTGGAATAAGTCGTGGGTGAGGTGTACGTCGTCAAGGCAGTAGTTGAAGAGCTGCCCCCATCGGCCCTCAGTCGCGAGTTGCTTGGCGTGCGAGCCGTGCTCAATCTTCCCGCGTCCGATGGTGCGCTTGCAGACACTGTCGAGGGTAAAGTCCCCCTTGTGTCGCTTGCCCCCCTGCAGGGCAAAGGCCCGCGTGGCCTCTTCGAGGATGTCGTAGTGGTAGTTGAGGACGAGTTTGCGCCCGAGGATTCCCTCGATTACAGGGAGGTCGAAAGACTTCGAGGCGAATCCAACCACTGCGTCCGCTTGTTCTAGGTGCATGACCGCCGCCTGCAGGGAGTGGTCGTCGTAAAGGTAGGACCAGTTCAGCATCGAATCGTAGATTGCAAGAGCGGAGATTCCGCCCTCCCCTGCGCGCAGGGCTGCCCAGCCCGCCTCTCGGTCAGGGTGAAGGTCAGCAGCGTGCAGGCGGGTTTCTAGGTCAAAGAATAGGATGCGGGGCATAAGACCCTTTCTACCGCTCCGGCGGCGCAGGGCCTCGGGTAAGTGGTGCGGTGAATTCGGATAGTGGGGAATAGATGTAGCCGTCGCCCTCGTCGGAGTCGATGATGTCAAGGATTTCATCGTTGGTGAGGGGGCGGGAGAATGCCTTGAGGTATTCGTCGCCGGGCTGATAAACTTCTTTGGTGTTGTCCTCATTCTCTGGAGTAACCACTGGGCGACGCCAGACACCTTCGGTGAAGCCGTCGGTAGCTGCGTCCGCGAGGTCGTCGTGGTCTACAACGTCGATGCGGCAGAACTGGCGCGTGAGTTCGCGGACAGTCTGGGGGATAATCCATTCTCCGTTCTTGTCCTTGTGGAGGAGGATTCGAACGTAGCCCTCCATGAAATGGCCCGCTGCCGTACGAATGCGAGCCTTCTTGTTGGTGGTGCGGGCGAACTGGAGGAACTGTTCGGGGGAGAAGTGGGGGAACCCACCGGCTTTGATGAGGGATACGATTCGATTCTTGTAGGTACCGACCTTACCGCCCGGTTCCTTCTCGTCAGTGAGGAGGCGGACACGGATACGTCTGCGCCGCAGGGCGAGGAAGGTTTTGACGAGGGCGACATTGAACTGCTCCTCGGTCCAGACGTTTGAGGCTTGAAGGAGGTCGGTGTCGAGGTAGAGGATACCGTCGCGCTTTACGCCGTGTAGCCACGGGACGATTACGGAGTAGTCGCCGGAACGGACGGTCTCGGGAGTCTTGAAGGCCGTGTCGATGTGGAGGGTGGCGCTATCGAAGTCTACATTGAACTCGGCGTCGCGGTAGTCCATGTAGAGTTCGGCGACCTTGGCCTCGGTGAGGGGCGCGAGTTCGGTCGAGCCGGGGTTGTTCTGCTGCTGGCAGGCGAAGTCCTCGGGGTCGCGGCGCTTGGGCGCGGCGATTTTGTCGCGGGACCAGAGGATGGGGTGGGTGGGTTCACCGGTTTCCTCGTCCTCGGTCTGCATGAAGTAGACATCCCAGACGCCCTTGCCCCAGTCTACCTTGTCGGCGAACTGGGTGTTCACGCAGGGCATCCCGCGCCATGATTTGATGCCGCCGTCCCGGAGCTGGCGGCCCGCCACGTCACCGTCGAGGTAACGGGTGAGGACCAGCATGAGGAGGCCGTTGGCTTGGATGGCGTTGTAGCTGGCGTTCACGGCAGTGTGGACCGAGCGGAGGTAGGCTTCCTTTCCGTCTCGGAGCTTGTTGGCGTAAACGGGGTCGTCCCAGACGTGGACACGGTGGTGATAGCCGGTCATGCCGGTGTCCACGCTGGTGATGTCGAAAGATGGTTCGCTGATGTTACGGGCCTTGCGGTGCGCGTGTGTGATGTATGATTTTGTCCACGCTTGTGCGCCGTGTCGCCAGTTGCCGTATAACCAGTCGAACCAACAATCCTGCTCGTCTCCTCCCATCACAGCGCCGATAGCCTTGAGGAGGTCCTCGGCTAAGGTCTGTGTGGAGGAGCAGAGCAGAACGGATAGGTCCGGCTCGTCGAGAGAGAGCCAGAGCATGGCGCTCTTCGACGCAGTGACTGTCTTGCCGTAGCCTCGCGGCAGGATGATGGCCAGCTGCTTGAGGTCACTCGTGGTGCCAGAGCGAGCGGCGTCCCGCCATTCGAGGAGATTGTCTTGTAGCCATCCGAGGAATGGTTTGTGGATGGGGTCGTAGAACCAGCGGGGCTGCTCGGGGTGGTTCTGGAGGTAGGCATCCACGCCCCAGACGAATTGTACGAAGTAGAAGAGGGAGAGCGGATGCGTCGCGGGCGTTTTGGTCTTGGGCTTGTGCCAGTGGCCGGGAGCGCAAATCGCTCTCCAAAGTTCTTTCTCGTCGTCTAGGGACCAACCAATCATGGGGACTCCTTATACGGGGCGTGGTTTATTGCGGGCTGGGGCGGTAGCCTTGTACTTATCTTGTTGCATCTCGCCTAACTTCTTGATTATGCGGGGAGTGGCCTCACGCGCAATAGCCTCAGAACTGTCTTGGGCCGCACTCCATGTGGCGCTGGCCTCACTCTGCGCGTCAGAGGAGCTCTTGGGATTGAACATGATTCGGGAGGCGTCCCCCATCTTGTCTCGCTGACGGTGCGCCCCTGCGGAGAGCTCAGAGTCAGTCCATGATGAAATGGGCTTCGGCGCAGGGCGGGTTACGTGGATATCTTTGAAATGGGAAGAGACGTGGCTATTGTATGGGTCTTTGTCGGGCATTTTACTTATCCCCTATTGGCGGGTGTGCTTGTCGCGCCAGTGTTCGTCAACAAAGGCTTGGTGGTTGAACATAGTCTTGTCAATCCGGTCTTTCATTGTGTGCCAACTTTGTGCAGCAAATTTGGATTTTGCGTCGTTGGAAGCTGCAATAGATTCTGGATTATCGGGGTCGATGTTTGGTAAATTAACCGAGTTAAGACTGTTTTCCATTTGTCTTCGGTTTAGATAATGGGTCGTAGCTCTATCTACACGAGCTCGACCTTCATCGCCGATGCGCTGCCATCCTTCATCACGGATTATGTTAAGTGAATCGCTCCCTACCCCGGGGTCTTTTCCTGACGCAGGGTCGTAAGTATCGGGGAGTTTGTTTCGCTCCCACCCAGCGCGCAGTTCTGCGTTGGTCCAATTCTTGACTTTTCGTGGCATTTTACTTTTCCTTGCGCTTTTTGGCGCGGGCGTTGATTTCAGTGTTGATTTGGTTGAGGCTGTCGCGCCCAGAGGGCCGCCACTTCACGGTGTTCCGGCTGTTTCGCTCCTGTCCGGCGGCGAGTTCTTGGTCTGACCACGTTTGAATGGGGGGATTGTTGGGTTTAACGGGCTTGTTAGCCATTACGGCCTCCAGTTCGGTGGCATGTTTAGGGCGCGGAGCGCATTTTGCGTGGCGTCCCGAGTGGTAAAGGGCGTTCGTGGGTTAGGACGAGTGCCCTTTGGGTCAAAAGCGCGTGTGTCGAGGGCTTTTCGGGCCGCTTCTGATGGATTGCCCCCCTGCGCGAGGGCATTATCGCGGGCTGAGGCGACCGCAGCCTCGCAGTCGTCGCAGTAATGCTGGGTGTAGGGAGGAGATTTGGCAGCTCCGCAGTTAAAACAGAGTGAAGTTGGCATGATTTAGTCTCTTTCCACCCGCGAGGGGTCGAATGGGTCGTCGATTTGTGGAAGTTTTGACTCGATTAG